TTTTTTTTTTTTTTTTTTTTTTTTTTTTTTTTTTTTTTTTTTTTTTTTTTTTTTTTTTTTTTTTTTTTTTTTTTTTATTTGTTTTATTTTATAATCTTTCTTTTTTTATTTTTTTTTCTTAAGTAATATTTGTTATTTTAGTATCATCATTAGGATTGTTTAAACATTTCATATATTTAAGTTTCTTTTTAAGATCAGATTCAGAGGAAAGAGACATATTAAATATTTATAGTATTATAAAAAATATTTTTCAATTTTTATAAATTAAATAATTATACTTTTATTTGAATTCTTCTTAGATTTTTTTTTAGATTTCTTTTTACTATTTTGTACTAAATCTATTTTACCATCATCTTTGTTTTTTTCATCAATCCATTTAATATATTCTTTTAATAATTCTTCTAATTCTTTTTTCCATATATTTTGTGGAGTAAGTTTAAGTAGTTTTTCATGTTCCATTTTTCTATTTTTCATTTGCTTTTTTAGTTCTTCTACTTTTTCAAATGTTAAAGAGTAAATAGGCATTCCAAGTAAATATTGATATGAATTATCTGTTCCTAATTTAGGAAATTTAAGTAAAAATAATTTTTGTTCAATATCTTTTCTTTTTTTGTTATTTATTTTAATTTTCTTTTCAATAACCAATAATATGAATTTACATTTGTAGCTAATTAATTCAAGTTCTTCTTTTAATATATTTAATTGATAATCTTTTCTTTTTTGATATAATTTTAATCTTTCATCAAAATATTCTTTTAAAATATCTTTTATTGAACTATATTTTTTAATTGAATTATTAATACTATATAAATGCATGTTAGTTGTTTGATATTTTTTTATTAGTTTATAACTTTTAGCAATATCTTTGATATTTTTCAAAGATCCCTTATTAAATTTAAGTTCAAAATGAATTTTTGTATCGGTGTTATTATCTGAATAACCTGTTAATCTGACATTTTTTCTGTTCTTTTTATTTGCTTCTTTTTCAAGTTCTTTTTCTAAAAATTCTTTATATGATGTAGTCCACTCACCAACTGGTAATTCTGAAATAATTAATTTATCATCTTCTATTTTATATACTCCACGAGTTTCAAAATTGTTTTTATCTATCTTTTTAACCTTTCCTTCAAATTTATTCCACCAAGGTTTCATTGTTTTAATTTTATAATTTTCATCATCTAACATATTTAATAAAGTTTGAATGATTTCAGTCGGATTGTATTGAGGAATTGATGTAGAAAATCCAGTACCAATTCCTTTAGCACCATTAACTAGTATCATTGGAATTATAGGAGCATAAGATTCTGGTTCAATTGGTAAGCCATCATCATCTTGTTTTTTTAATATAGGATTATCAGAAGGTCTAAATATTAATGAAGTAAGTTTTGCTAATTTAGTCCAGATATACCTAGCAGATGCATTATCCTTTCCACCTTTGATACGAGTTCCAAATTGTCCATTTGGTTTTAAAATATTGATATTATTCGAACCAACAAAATCTTGTGCCATTCCAACTATAGCTCCAGTAAGTGACATTTCTCCATGATGATAAGCTGCTTTATCTGATACGAAACCAGATAATTGAGCTACTTTAACTTCTTCTTTATCTAATTTCCTTAGAAAAGAACCATATAAAATTTTTCTTTGTGATGGTTTTAACCCATCCATTATATGTGGAATAGATCTTTCAATATCATCATTAGAAAAATGAATCATATCGTATTCAAAAAACTTGGGATATGATACGTTTCTATCCTCATATTTAAGTATATTGTTTTTATCATATTGCATTAACATTTCTTTTCTATCATCGCTTCTGTTTTTAGAAAATGCTTTAGTAATACAATCATTATTTGGATCAAATGTATTTTCTTTAACATCTTCCCAGAAATATGTTATTAATTTATCATCAATTCCTACAAAATATTCTTTGGCTTCTTTTGAAGTAGATGTACCAAGCCCTTTATAGTATTTAATGTTATAACCAGATGTATTAGTAGATTCTCTCCATTTTTCATAATCAGTTAAATTGTAAAATATTTTAACATTTTTACCTTTGAAAGCTTTTACAATAGGTGTTGCTAATGAAGTAATAAAACCTTGTCTTTTCATAAGTGAAGGCCATAAGAAATGAATAAAATTCATTAATAAGCCTTTAATGTGTGAACCATCTACATCCTGATCTGTTAAACACATGATTCTACCATATCTTAAAGTATTAAAATTTTCTTCAATGGTATAATCAGTATCCATTTTTAATCCTATTATTTGTTTTAAGTTATTAATTTCATCGTTATTTTTTCTTTGTGATAAAGTAGCTTCTCTAATGTTTAATAATTTTCCTTTTAATGGAAAAACACCATAGTAATCTCTTCCAACAATAGCAAGTCCAGCCATTGCAAATGCTTTAGCTGAATCTCCTTCTGTTAAAATTAAAGTACACTTATTAGAATCTTTAGTACCTGCTTTATTAGCATCTTCTAATTTAGGAATTCCTTTTAGTTTTACTTTTTTCTTACCATCATTTTTTTTCAAATTATTAGAAGCTTTAAATTTTGCTAATTGAACAACTTGATTAATGATTCCAGATTTATATATTTTTTTTAAAAAATTATTATCTGGTGTATAAGTTGAACCAAATTTTTGTACTTTAGTAGTTAATGTATCTTTTGTTTGACTGCTAAAAGCAGGATTTTCAATAATTGAATTAATAAAAAAGATAAGGTTTTCTTTAATAATAGTTGAACTAATTTTAATATCTTTTTCTTTCTTTTTTATTTCTGTTATTAAACTTTTTACAATTTTATCAACTACATGATTGACATGAGTACCACCTTTATAAGTAGATATACCATTAACAAATGAAACTACTTGTTGATTACTGTCAGGCATAAATATACATCCAACATTCCATCTTTCAGACTTATCATCAAAATAAATTGTTTCATTAGGATAGTACAATTCACTATACTTTTTGAAATTATTTAGATTAACTCTTTTTCCATTAAATGTGATTTTTAATTTTCCAGAACCACATCCTAATATATCTAATGTTCTTCTGTGAAATAATTTAAAATGATCATCATCTAATTTTTTTTCATTAATACCAAATTTTTCAAAATCAGGATAAAAGGTAATTTTTACATAATTATTTCCATTTGAATAATTAGTTACTTTTGGTTTTCCAATTGTTTTCATATTTTCTTTCCAACTTTGTTTAAATTTTTTTTTATTTTTTGAATCTCCTATTTCAACATTAAATTCTGTAGAAAATATATTTGTTAGTTTAGCACCATATCCATTTCTACCACCAGTAGTTCTTTTTTCATTATCATCAAAATTAGATCCAGATAACATTTCACCAAATATCATTGATGGTATCATTACTTTATGTTTTTCATGTTGTTCTATTGGTATATAACCATTGTTTTTTACTGATATAAAATCTTCATTAAGTACTACATCAATAGTATCACAATTTTTATCTGTAATAGAAGCATCTCTAGCATTGACTAAAATTTCATCAAAGATTTTTAGGAATCCCGGTGTATAGGATATATTTTTACTAATAATTTTATTTTCTTCAGGATGATACACCCACATACTTTCCGAAGTTTTTTCTATATCTCCGATATAAGTATCAGGTCTTAATAATACATGTTCTCTAGGAGTTTTTTTATCGTATTTACTTTTAGTAGGCATATTTGATTGTAATAAGTTATTATTTCTTTAAAACATTAATAATCAATTTTTTATTTTTTTAATTATATATTTACTTTCTTAGTATGTAGAATTTCTTTATTTAAAATAATATTATCTGTTATATATATAAATGACATTTTGGGAAGAAATTTATGAAATTTTAAAAAAAGTTACACATCCTGATTATGAAAATGAATTAGGAGATAAATATTTTCTACGTGTGTGGGCAAAACTTTAAATAATAATCTATTTATATTTAATGGTATTATTTATATTATTTCCTGGATTTGGAAATTCTCCTAAAGATTGGGAATATAATTTTACTGAAGGAAAAAACAAAAAATATAATTTAAAAAAATTAGATTTTCTTAAAAAATTAAAAAAAATTGGTAAGGTTTATCAATATAATCCTGAATCATATAATATTAGTTACTATTATACAGGTAAAAATCCTGGATATGAAGAGTGGCAAAAAGTTTACCAAAATTTATTTAAAAAACCAAAAAAAATAACTTTAGATAATATTAATATTGATAAAGAATGTAAAAGAATATATAATTTACTAAAAGATAAAAATGACAAATTTATACCTATAGGACATTCACTGGGAAGTTGGTTTGCTTTACATTTTTCTAATTTATATCCATCAAAGTGTTTAAAAACTATTTTTCTTGATGGATCATATATTGTTCCAGAAATAGTAGATATTTATTATAAAAAAAGAGCTGATAAGGTAAAATTAAATGAAATAACAAATGAAAATTTAGAATCACTATTTAATAAAATGATTGAAAATGTTCAAAAAGATAGATATAAACATAATAAAAAAATAAATAAGTATATCGATAAAATAGAAGATATTACAGGTGCTTATTACTATCATACTATGAAAAAAGAATTAAATGGAAAAATTAAAGTTCCTTTGATTTCATTTAGAAATTTAAACTTTGATACTGAAACAGGAATGAATAAGAAAAAAAGAAATGATGTAAATATGCATAGGATTAAAAATGAAGAGGGAATATATAAAAAAAGTGGAAATAAGATAACAACTTATTATTTAGTAAATTCAGGACATTTTCCATGGACAGTACAAAGATACAGTGATCAAATAATAAAGGAAATTAAAAAATTAGTTTTAAATTAAACTTTAGAAATAATAATATTAAAATATTATTTCTATCTTAAATTAGCCAATGAGTGATTATAATCTAAAAAAAAGGAAGGATTATGTTTTAAAAAAGGATGATAAGGATAAAGAAGATAAAGAAGAAGAAAAATCTAAAAAAAGTAAATCAGATAAATGGAACGGAAATACAGATTATCCGTCTGTAGATGTTTATAAAAATCATATTTATTATTATTGTGGTGTAACCAAAAAAACTTGTTTAAAGTTAAATAATGAATTAAGAAAAATAGAATACAATATAACAAATGATGGGAAAAATATGATAAACAAAGATAAGTATATTTACTTGCATATTAATTCAAATGGTGGATCAATTTTTGCAGCATTATCTACAATTGATACAATTCTTGCATTAAAAGTTCCAGTTATTAGTATTATTGAGGGTGCAGCAGCATCAGCAGCAACATTAATATCAGTTGTTTGTGATTATAGGATAATATATCCAAATTCATATATGTTAATTCATCAATTATCATCATCTACTTGGGGAAAGATGGATGAATTAGAAGATGAAATGAAAAATTTAAAAATGTTAATGGATAAGATAAAGTCATTATATAAAACTTACACAAAATTAAAGGAAAAAGAATTAAATGACATTTTAAAACATGATATATGGTGGGATTCAAAAAAATGTTTAAAATCAGGATTAGTAGATGAAATATATAAAAATGAAAATTATTATGAATTTGATAGAAAAAAAATAAATTTATAATAAAAATTGATTAATATAATTAATAAAAATATATAAATTATATTAATGTTACCAGAAAGTAAAACGAAATATTTTAATGAAAGTAGAATGATGATAGCACCTTTACATTGTAATTTACCACATCCTGATATTATTTTTGGAACAAAAAATAATCCTGTATCTGGTTCTAAATTGAGTAATAATTTTTCACATCCAGATATTAATAATAATAGTATATCAAATTTGATAAAATCACCTAATTATTGTAATTTACCACATCCTGATTTATTATTTCCTAAAAATAATATTAATGAAGATCATAATAAATCACTAATTAATAATTGTGAAAATGATAAAATAGATTTAAAAGCAACAGCTCATTTAAAGAAATTGCTTAACATAAAATAATATAATAAAAATTTATTATATTTATTTAATATTTTTCTAAATAACCTTTTTCTGTATAATATTCTACCCAATCTTTTTGATTCCTTTTCTTTTTCCCAGGATAGTTTATCTTACAAAAATCATCGTAATTATCAGGTTTTAAACCATTTATTTCACAACTATTTTTATATTTTTGTTTCAATAATGTTAATTTATTTTTTTCTACATATTTCAATGTATCGGCAAAAAAATTATGATAAGTGTTTTCATTAATTTTTTGTAATAATTCAATAGGTATTTTTATAGAATTTTTTATATAACCATCGATAGTTATAAAAAATTCTTTTGTTCCAAATCTACCTGGTCTCATATTAGGTACTTCTATTTCTTGTTCTTGTTTTAGATCATTTTTTATTTTAATTTCATTGTTATAATAATTAGGACCTTTATTAGAACACCATAAAAATACACATAATACAACATCTAATTCTGAATATTTTCCCCATCTAATATCTTTATGTAATATTTTTATAATATCAATATATTTGTCCCACATATTCCATGTAATAGAACCATGACAAGTATATTCATAATCTAATTCTCGACGGCTATGTATACTTGTTAATATTTTAAGAGTTCTAGATTGATTTATTTTTTTTTCAAAATTTTTTTCTTTCATTATATTTTCAATTTTGTTTATATTATCTTTAATTTCATTATACATATTAAAATCTTTATAATCAAATTTTTCTGATATATTTGGAGTTACATTTAATAAAAGATCAGTTCTATTTTTAATATCTTCTATACTAGCTTTATAACTAATTTTCGTTAATGAAGTCATTATTTATTTTATTAATAATTAAGTATTTAATAAATCATTTTTTTTATTTCTAAATGATTTATTATCTAATAATGAAATCATTGAATGGAGCATTCATCTCGCAATTTATTAATTGATTTACTTTCTTCTTCTGTAGTTATTTTTGTCAACTCTACCTTATCTTCAACAATTTTATTAAATCCTTTTTCAAGTTCTTCAAAATAAGATATTGATGGTCTACATGCATCTTCATCATTACATTTAGTAATTTCCATAACAATTTTTCTTGTCATTTCTTTCATCAAACATCTTACAAAACTATGCATTAATTGCACACCAAATTTTTTTGGACTCATACCTTTTTTCCCTTTTGAACTTAATTTTTTAGTAGAACTACCCGTAGCTTCAACTAAACATCTGATACCTTTATTTACACCATGTTCAATATAGTCTAATACTTTATTTTCATCTCCACCTATATTTACTAAAGTTGACTGTAATTCTTTATTATTGTTTAACTTTTCTAAAACTTCTTTTTCAAAATTTTTTACAGCGATTCCTTGTACTAATGATGTAGCTAAAGAAGAAATAACACCACCAGGATCTTTTTCAATAAAAACTTTATATAATGCAGTAATAGTAGGTTCAATAATTTTCATTGCATTATTACATTGATTGCATTCCATTGCACTAGTACTAGTTCTATTTTTTTTAAAGATTGTAATTTGTTCGTACGTTTTTTTACTTTCTTCAGCTAATTTTTTTTGATTGGCCGTTTCTATTATTATTTTACTTTTTGTTTCTAACTTTCGTTTTAGATTTGAGACTGCGAATCTCATTCTCTTAAATTTAAATTTTTCTGAAACTTTTTCACTTTTAAAAAAAACTAAATAAATTATTAAAATTAATAATATCAAAATAATTTTTCTAGGATTCATATAAATAGTTGAGAAAATAAATACTTAATTATTATAAAAATATGAAAATTATATTACAATAATACTTTATGGTTAAAAAATAATTTAATTAACGAAAAACCTAAATATTTTTTTTTTAACACACTACTTACCTTGTTATCAATTTACTAAAAAATATAAAAGATATTTAAAAGTTCAAAGTATATTTGCATCAGATTTAGAATATATAATTAATGACCCAATAAAACTTTGGATATTTGGACACACACATGATAAATTTATAAAATATATTAATAATGTACCATGTACTGTAAATGCATTAGGTTACAAAAAAAATGTAGAAATAGATTATTTTGAATTATTTTAACCATAAAAAATATGAATTTATTTGGAAAAAAAAATAATCACATACTTAAAAATTCTAATGATTATAATGAGATACTAGATTCTTAGATAACTTATTAAAAAGTTTTATAAATCATTTTTTTTCTTAATTAAAGTAATGAATTATTTAAAAAAAAATGGAATAAATAGTGTTATAATATTAAAGGATAATAAACTTATTTTTAAAAATAAAAACGTTGTGAAAAAAAAGAAAAACAAAATAAAAGATATTTATGATTTTGGAAATAATGATTATCATCCATATTATAAAAATACAAAATTACATACAGTTCAATCAATAAGTAAAAGTATGACTTCTTTGATATATGGTTTAGCAATTGAAAGAGGGGATTTAAAATCAAATATTGACAATGATTATATAAGAAAATATTTTAAAGAATTTGATGATTGTTTTAAAAAAGATAAATTTAAAAAAGAAATTAAAATAAAACATTTATTTACTATGACATCTGGAATAGAAGTTTCAAAAAAAGTAACAAATTTTGATAGTCCAAATCATATTTTTCATCTTATGGAAAAAAGTGAAAATTGGGTAGAATTTATTTTGAATATAAAAGTAGCCAAAAAACCAGGTATTTATTTTGAGTATAAAGATTTTGACCCGATATTATTATCTTATATTTTCAAAAAAATTACTAATTATAATTTAGATGATTATGCTAAAAAATATTTATTTTCTTATTTAAAAATTAAATCATTTTTTTGGAGAAAAACATCAGAAGGATTAAGTGATTCAATGGGGGGACTTTATTTATCTATTGAATCTTTATTAAAAATAGGTAAATTAATTATGAATAAAGGTAAATATAATAATAAACAATTAATTAATTTAAAATGGTTTAATAAATCAATTAAAAATTATAAATCAAAAGGTAAATATTGGGGTCATGATTATGGTTATGGTTATTATTTTTGGTTATTTGAAGATGCTATTTTTTGTTGGGGTATTAAAGGACAATATATATTTATTTTACCTAAAAAAAATATTATTGCAGTCATTTTTCAATGGAATAATAAAAATGAAATATTTCCTGTAGAATTTTATAAAAAATATTTATTAAAATTGTAATTTAAAAAAATTATAATTTGTAATATTTATTTTAATAACATATCTATATATTCTTCTGGATATAATTTATAATGTTTCAAATGATTAGAATCAATAAAATCATTTGATCTTATTACTTCAGTAGAATTATTTTTCCATAATTTTATTTGTTTTTCTATTAAATTATGATCTAATAAATTGTCATTTTTACTAATTATTAAAATTTTTTTTCTTCCGCAATTAATATTATTTGTAAATTCATCAAAACGTTCAAATTGTTGATATTTATTAATTTTCCAGTATTTATCAACAATATTAGAAATAATTTTATCTGATTTAGGGATATTTTTAATATATGGAATAACATTAACACTATATCTTGATACCTGATTACTTAATGGGAAAAAAGGTGAACTATCAAAAACAATTGAAGAGTGTCCAAAAGAATCTATTTTATTAATTTTATCATGTAGTATCCAATTATGGTATTGAAAAATACCACCTGAGAATATATGTACTCGATCATATTTTGTATTTTTATATCTATTAGGTAATCCATATTTTTTCCATTGTTTCCAATTTTGGTAACTTATTGATTCTAATATTGGTGTTTCAACTATATTAGAGTTATATCCAATTTTTTTATATAAATCGCCAAATTTGTTAAGTTGTTTTTTAGATGCTCCGAACCAACCGAAGATCAATACATTTTTTGTTAACATTATTAATATTATAAACTTAATTTTAAATACATATAATAAAAAAAATTGAATTATTTTTTTTTATTAATGTATAATAATATTTTATGATTAAATGTAAATATTGTAAGCGTCCTATTTTAATTAGTAAAAAAAAAAGTAATTTTGGAAGATTTTGTAGTGGTTCCTGTTCAGAAAAGTATAATAATGAAAATTTAGAAAAAAATGGTTGTATTGAAATTGAAAATATACAAGTGAATAATTTGAATATTGAATATAAAATTGGTTTTAGAGATTAAATTAATAATTTTAATTTTTAATTTAATAACCACTTTTAAACATCATTTTTGATAATACATCTGTTAATGTACCAACTCCTAAGAAAATACCTATAGTTTGAACAAAATCTTGTCTTAATAAATCAGCTGGTTTAGATATTTCATCTGGTAATAAATATATATCAGAATTTGATCCAGATGGTGTTCCAGACTTTGATCCAGATGGTGATTTAGAATTTTCTTTTTTAATTGACATTAAAGTTAATACTAATACTGTTGACATCAATACAATTAATCTTGACTTACCACAAAATTCAGGAATTGGTATTAAATTTTTAAGAGCAATAAATAATGAAACAATTCCAATTACTGAATAAAACCAACCACGACCATGTTTATTTAATAAATAAGGTGAATATTGAAGTCTTTGAAAGAAATTACCTTCTAAAAAATAATTAGGTAAATCTCTTTCATCTTTAGTTTTTTTAGAAATAGTTACATTTAATAATTCATAAATACCAATAACTATTCCAAAAAAAGCTACTAATTGAAATGCAAAATTTGCAATCATATATATATTAATTTAGATATTTTTTTTATAAAGTTTAAAGAAAAATCTAGTTATTTTCATAAATAGAGTAATATGGAAGAAAAAAAAAATATAAAAAAAAATATATTAAAAAAAGTAACATATTTAAATATTGATTCAAGGCATCGAGATACTAGCCCAAAAAATTTAGTTAAATCAAATTTGCAATTATTAGATAATGATCCAATTAGTACAACTGCAAATTCAAATTTAATAAAGATTAAATACACTAATCATAATTTAAAAGTTAGTGATAAAATTTTAATTCAAAATATAGAAGGTAGTAAGAAAATATTAACATCATCTATTTATTTAATTAATAATTTTGACCATATTTTAATAAAATTTGATAATCATGGAATTACATCTAGTTATTTAACCTATAATGAGAATTTTAAGGTTAATATTAAAATGATATCTGATTTAACATCAGATGATTATATGATTGAAAATATACCAATTAATGCATTATTAGGAATTCAAAATGCATTGTTGTGTAGTAATGTATCAACATTACCAACAAATTTACATAGAAGTTTAAAAATAACAGAAACTAGTTTGGAACAAGATTATTTTTTGGTAAAATTACCATTTAATTTTAATATGACTAGTAAAAAATATTATTGGAGTGATCCAAAAATAGAGACATATTCATCTGATTGGCCGCATTATCATCAAGAAAAAACAGTTTATACAATTCCAAATAAATATATTACTGGAACAATTACAGATCTTATAGAAGATTTAAATGATGGAACAATAAATTGGGATAATCCTTATGCATTTGTAGAAATAGATTCTGTAGGTTATTGGTTAACTGGATTAGAAATACCAAATATAAAAGTAGTTGAAAAAATAACAGAAATAACTTTTTCAAATATTGGTAATATTCCTGTTGAATATTTAAATGCAAATTATCCTATAAATTATAATCAATATCAAGGATATCATTCGATAACAAAGGTGGAGGATAATTATATTTACTTTAATTCAAAAATAAAAGCTTTTAGAACAGAAAATAGTGGAGGATCTAAGGTTAATGTTTCTCAAATTTTAGATTCGATAACTGGTTATCCTTCATCTAATAATTACACTATATCATTAAAAAATAATTTTGTAAATGTATGTAAAATTGAGTTGATAAGTGTTTCTATTCCATATATTGATAATATTATTATTCAAAATGGAAAAAATAAAAATAATATATTGTATTGGAACCAATATGATGATGGAGATAAAATTTATTCTATTAAAGTACCTGAGGGAGATTATACTGAAAATACTTTAAAAAATAAAATAGAGAAATTAATGAATAATGTAGAGAGAGTAGGTAGTACTTTAAAAGATCCATTATATAATTTATTTGAATTATCATTAAATATAAAAGAAATGAATTTTAGAGTCAAGTCTTACAGAGAATATAATTTACCAAATAGTATTACGGCAGGTACTTTAGATATTGGAACATATACATATTATTCATTAACAATTTTACACAAGGGTAATTCAGTTCAAGTAGGTGATACTATATTGATATCTGGTTCTAAAGATGTAGGTTTTATTCCTGCAAATAAAATAAATAAAAAACATAAAGTGTATTCAGTTGATAAATCAAATAGTAGTTATGTTATAATAATTTACTATTTAAACCCTTTGGATAATGCAGCTGATAATAATACTGATGGAACTAAAGATGGTAGTGGTGGAAATGAAATTAAAATTAGAACTAAATCTTTAGTAAGATTTTTATTTAATAAACCAGGTACAATTGGTAAATTATTAGGTTTTAAAAGTGTAGGAAGTGAAAATGCAATAACTATATTTTCTGATACAATAACAAATGATAGTGATTATATTTTTTCAAATAATTTAAATCAAGTAGGTATTGTAAACACAAATAAAAATTTATTAAAATTATCATATTATGAAAAAGATTATTTTTTATTATTATTAAATGATTTTGATACAATTGATAATAATGGTTCAGTTCCTTCATGCTTTGCTAAAATTTTCATAGATAGTGATATTTGCCAAAAATTTGTGAGTAATTGTTATGATATTAAAATAACTACTTTAAGTGAGTTAAATGTGAAATTTATAAATCCTGATGGATCATTGACTGATTTTAGAAATATAGAAAATAGTTTTGTATTAAAAATAACAGAAAATATATTAGTAAATAGTAATACTTATATAAATTCGAATTTAGAAATTTATGATGATAATACTGATGATGATAATTAATTAGTCATCTTTAAAATACAATTAATAATTCTTTCTTGATTTATTATAAATCTTAATTGATTTTCCATAACAACCATCCAATTTTCTATAATTTTATCAGAAATTGTATTAAAGTAAGTTAATACTTCATTTTTTAAAATTTTCATTGCAGGAACATCGTTTGTTAATGGAAATACTTCTGAAATACTTAGCAAATCAAAATAATTTTCTAAAATTTCATCTGTAGTTTGTTGATCAAATGTCTCTTTATCATCCTCGTTTTCATAGATATTCACAGAATTTATAACTAATTTTTCAGCAACAACTTTGTATAATATATTTTTCATATTAGTATAATCACCATCTAAAATATTTTCAAAATTAAATATATAGTTGATATTATTAATTATTTCTTCGGATGTTGAATAAGGATTTATTGATTTGAAATGATTAAATAATATTTTTCTCATTATCATTTCAATATTATAACACACAACATTTTGAGTTAAGTGAACCAAAACATCTTTAAAATATTGTAAAACTTTATTTGAATCTAGATATTTATCATTTTCAAAATAAGATCTACAAATTTTAGATAAATGTTTATAAGTTGGATATATTTTTACTAATTTATTTATTGTTTTATGATTGAAATTTTTTAGTTGATTAAATTTACCTTTGAAAAAATTATCATTAACTTCAATATCTCTTAAAGTTTTTATCATAATTACATCATGGTCTTCAATATTATTTAAATATTGGCTAAATCCATCTAAATAAACACCTCTATTATTATTTAATCCTAAATTTAATAATTTATCAAATGATTCTATTATTTTTTTAGTATTATATTGATTTGGATTAGTTCTATTAATAGTCAATGGTTCAGGATTTAAATTACTAATAATTTCATTCAAATCATCTATTTCTAATTTAGAATTATCTTGTTTATTTAATAAATCTATAATTCTTTCATTAATTATACTATTTCCTTCAAAGAAATCAATACTAGTAACTAAATTTTTTAATTGATTTTCATTTAATTCATTTTTATCTTCTAATTTATTAACTTTATTTAAAATTTTACTTAATAAATTTCTTGCAATTAGTGAATTATCATCTTTTTCTAGGTAAATTGTTGTATCAATATTTTTATAATAATTGTTATCTTGTAATCCATTTAATTTATTTGTTCGAATCAAATTTAATATTTTTAGATCCATTAAATTATTTAATTTATAATTATCGTCCAATTTAAGTAGATTTATAGATAAATATTTTTGAATAAAATAATGAGCCATTTCATATGATAGATTAAGATTATTCATTAAATTATTTCCAAATTTTTCATTTGTATAAATCATTTGTTCTATTTCTTTATATTGATTTTTAGTAAAAAAATTCATTATATCACGATATTTCATTTTATTAGTTTTACATTTCATATTATTTCCTAAAAATTTAAAACTATGATTTTTATATTCCAATAACATTGCATGTAGTGGTGATATGTGCTGTGTTTTATTTAACAACTCAATTAATCTAAAATCAATTCCTAAATTTTTTAGAGTATTAATAGATTTAGGATAGTAATTTTGAATAATTGTATGTAATGGAGAATGTTCTTCATTATCTAGTAAATTAAATGCAGCTCTTTTGTAAATCATTTTTTCAATAGCTCTATTATTTAATTCAAAACAATAAAATGCTTTTTGTAAATTAGTATTTGTGTAATCATTAGGATAAATTATAAATTTATCTTTTTTTTCTGGTTCTTTACTAAATTGATAATAATTAACAATATATTTTTTTTCAATTTTACTATTAGAATCTAATTTTATATCTGTAGAATTAAGTTTTAATTTGAAATCTTCAGGTGGGAATACTTCATTAATCTGATCTAAACTTTTTCCAGTTCTACCTGCTACTATTTCATTATATTTGTTAGATACAAGTAAATTAACTTTGTTTGTTAAATAATTTTTAATTAATTCTTGTATAGTTTTTATCATATAAAATTCCATTTGAATATCAGCATTATGATCATCTAATCTTATATTTAGTTTTTTTACCATAAATTTAAAGTTTTCTCTTAATCCTTTATTGGTATTTTCAATAATAATTTTTTTAATATTCATATTGTAAAATTCAGAAAAAATAGAATACATTGGTTCAGGTAAAGATGAATTTTTACTTCTAATTAAAGCACCTCCAGCTTGACTGTCTTGCTGTTCTTGACTGTCTTGCTGTTCTTTTCTAACTATATATCCTCTAGTTAATGCTTGAATTTTTGTAGCAGCCTTATTTTTTTTTTCAATAAATTCCTCATTAGTTAAACATTTATCATTATAATAATTACAGCCATCAATTGAATTACAAAGGCCTGCATCTTTATTGAGATGTTCTTGATTACAAATACCTTCATTTGTTTGATTACGATATTGTTTAAAATAATATTGTTTTATTACTTCTCTAGTTTTATCAGTATCTTCTAATTCTTCATCATCGCCATAAAAATCATTTGTTTTATCAATCTTATCTTCTTTAATTACTGATTTTACAAAATATTCTGGGTTTGGTTTATTAATTTGGCTAATAATATCATTATATCCGAATGTATTTAAATAATTGTATCTACCTAATACTTTTTTTGGAATTTTGGTACTATTCGAGTTTGATCCATTTATATTTCCTGGTGGGAAAACAAGAATTTCATTAGAATCAAATGCTAAAAATCCTTTATTACCATTAATAGGAAATTGATAATAGAAAAATTTAGGTATTTTTATTCTATTATTTTCATTAGTTGAAAGATAATAATATAGATAATATAATGCATTTAATCTATTTATATTAATAATTATTAACTTATTATTCTGTATAAAATTACTTAGTTGATTTTTTATTTGAAAGTCTTCTATCATACTAGCATAAAATTGTAATAATGATTCTATTTTTCCGATACTTGGATAGTAAAGTGTCATAATTTTTGAATAATTTTTAGCTCCATTTTCTAATGTTTGTATAACACTTATCAAATATTCATTTAATGATTTATTTAAAGTTTTTAATAATCTTATATTCTCATTTATTAAAATTTTATAACGAAATCGAGAGTACCTATCAATATCACCTATATAATTTAATCCTAAATAAAGAGATTTTAAAAATTTATTTTTTTTATTATTATCGTATCTTTCAGGATAAGTTTTATTATCAATATAATATGCAGTATGACTAGGTAATGTATGATAATTAATATTCATTAAAATTTGTTTTTGTAAGCTGTCATTTAAAAATTTCTTTTTTTCAAAACTTTTAACTATTTCATCATATTTATAATAATTAAATATTCTATTTAAAATTCTATTATGTGATCTTTGTGATGGTTTTATAAAATGTTCCCTGATTAAACTAATTGTATCAACAACATGTTGTAATAATGGTGGTTGTGGCATTGATTGCCAATATACTAATATACCTTCAATTAGTTTTTCACTCATACTATTATTATATTTTCTAGATATGGAAGGAATCCATTTTAAATCATTAATCAATGAATTAGATAAATTATCTAATTGTATTAATGGATTAACAAATAGTTTTTTTGCAAACTCGATTAAATTATAAAATTTCTTATCTAAATCATTGTCATCATTTTTTATATTAAAATTAACTTGTTCTATATTTTGATAAATTTCATTACTAATTCTTGGTGATAATAAAAAGTAAATCCATTTTACAAAATCAAGAGTATTAGTATTGTTTGTTTTTGCTCCAGATTCAGCTTGATTTTCGAATCCTGTATGATTCATAATTTCAGCAAAATCGTTAATTTTGAATGCTTGATTTACAGATAAAACTAAATTTGATTTATAATTAGCAATACCTGCAATTAATAAATATGTAGTATAATCAATTTCTTTGATTTCATTATTATCATTATTGTTATCTTGTATGTATTGATCTAACCATGTAGCTTTATCTAATGTAAATCTTTTTTCTAATTCTAATGGTGTTAATATTTGATCAATTTGATCATCTATATTAAAATCATCTTTTGCATCAAAAATATGTAAACTACATGCAAATTTTTTTTCTACATTTATTCTATATGATAATGTTCCTATTAAATTAAGTTCATTTTTATATTCATAACTTTTAAAATAATCAGATTCTTCTGGATGTTTGATATTAAATGTTGTGATTTCTAAATCTTGTCCATCACCTGGATTATTTGTTGTTTTACTAATCATTGTCAATTTATCCCAGTCTAAAATATCATATTCTTGATTATCATATTCACTTTCTAAATTTTGATCTTGTTGAATAGATTGATTATTTGCATTTTGATCCTCATCTTCATCATCATTTACATCAACTTCTTGATTTGTACCTGATAAAGCTAAATCATCCATTTCTTCATTAGAAGCAGAAAAATCAATTTGATTGTCATCATCATCAGCATCACTTAAAGCAAAATCACTTGATTTTGATTCAACATCAATAGTTTCACCAGGTTTAGATCCACCTGCTTGAGTATTAATGTTATTCTTTAAGTATTTAATTATTTCTTCTATAATATTTTTCATTAATCTTCTAATATTTTTTTTGTTATCAGCATTTCTTATAGTAGCTAAATTCAAACTTTTAGTATCTGTCCAAGAGTCATTTGTTTTTGTATGTATTTCAAAATCCTTAGAATCATATTCAAAATTTCTAAATTTATTAAGTACATAATTTTTTAAATCAGATTTAGCTGGTTCCACTAATTGTGTAATTAATTTACTTTTATCTGTTTTTTCATCTATATTTAATAATTTTTTATTAAAATTGATTTGAAAAGTTTCTAAAATGTTAATAAATTTATCATCATTTTCAATTTCCATTATTGTATTTTTTAATGATTCAATGAATGAATTGTTTTTAATTTGATCCCATATATTTTTCTTAGCATTAATTATATCTTTTTTAATTTTTTCATCAGATAATTTTTTTGATTTAACAAAATTTCTAATAGTTCGATCTGGTTCACAAATTTCAATTTTACCATTTAAAAGATAATGTAATGGAGTCATGTTTGTATTATCTTGATAATTTGGATCAACACCTAATTCTAATAAATAAGATATAATTTCACAATACTGTTTTTCACATGCTAAGTGTAAAGGAGTATTATTATCTGAATTCGGCATGTCTGGATTAGTACCATTAGAAACCAAAAATTTAATAACATTAAGTCTTAATATCTCACCTTTTAGCGGATTATCAGATTTAATAATTTTGTGAATTAAATTGTTACCATTTTCATCTATTACTGATAATGGTATTTTATTAATTGCAGAGAAATTTTTTAATTCAAAAGTATCCATATTTTCAATTTTACTAAACAATTCAGCAATTTTAGTTTCATTTAATTTATAATTAGGTCTATATGGTTTATCCCATTTAATTGTGGGATCTTTTAAAGGTCTATTAACTCTATCTGACATTATTATATATATATACGCTGAGGTTTTTTTAAATAGTAAAATTAATAATTTAAAATTAATAATTTAAATATTTTTTATATATTTATAGTATAGTATACAAGATTTTATAGGATTAAATAAAATAGTAGATATTCCAATATGATCAGCATTTAATTTTAAATAATTAGTTACATCATACCAAGATCTTATTCCACCACCAGCTATAATAATAGTATCAGGATAATTATTTTTGATATATTTTATTTGTTTATTTACATAAGGAATTAATTTATAACCACTTAATCCACCATTTTTTACTGGTAATGTATTACAACAATGAAATTGTCTAAAACCTTGTTTATAATATGAATCAATTAACTTTTTATCAGTTAGTGGTGATAATTTTATAATGCACCATTTTCTTTTTTCGTTCAAAAAACAATTTAAACCACTTGATACAAGTTTTTTATTAATATTTGGACAACTTATATTTAATTCTAAATTAACATCTTTTGGTATTTTTTTATTGAATAATTCAATTTCAGAATCTTTTAAAATGGCAATACTTATTATTTGATTATTTTTATATGTTGATAATGCATAATCAATACCTTTGTTTCTTAATCCGATTTTATTTATCCAACCTTTATGTTCAAATGAATATCTTAAAGTTTTTATTATTTGTGAAAATAATCCATTTCTTGGTTGTAAAGTAAAACTTCCTCTAATTGAAATAGTTTCAGGAAGATTTAAATAATTTCCAAAAGGAGGGTTAATAAATAATATCATTTATTAATATAAGTAATTTTAATGTTAAATATTTTTTTTAAATAATATTAATTTTTAAATTTATATTATTTAATTACCATAAATGACTATCTGCTGGTATTCCATTTTGACACCTTTCACCATCAGCAACGTAATCACATCTAGAGTGTAGTTTCATATCTTTAACTGGTTTATTTACTTTAGTTAATTCACTTATCATTACAGAACCATGTGGATCTTTATCGCATTTGTTTAACTTAATAGATTCATCTAAAGCATTTTTCATAAATGTGATAGAATTTTTATTTAAGAATTGTCTATATTCGTGTGAAGTTTTTAGTTTATTGATATCCATAATTTTTTTGTTATATCTAGCATTAGGAGTTACTGTACCAAGCCAGTATCCTCCTGTTGCAGGACAATTATTTTTAAACCAAATATTTTCGGCCATATATATTAATTTAGATATTTTTTTTTAGCAAATAATTCATTTGCTAATTCAAGTTTAGTTTTATTTTTAGTTTTACCATCAATAGTTTTTATTGTATTTATATTAGCTTGTTGTGCCATATCTTGTAATTCTGGTAATTTATTTTTAACTAATTCCTTGACATAAGAATTTTTTTCATCTATTTGTTTATTATCTTTATCTAATTTATTGTCTTCTATAAGTTGATTATCTTCATCATTTTCACTATTATTTAGATTTTTAAAAACTTGATTATTATCATTATTTTTATCTAAAGTTTCTTCATCTTTA